TCAGGGATGAAGAAAAGATTAACATCTGCTAAGACAGCAAATGATCCAAATAGTAGAATTAATAAATCACTCCGTAAATGGAACTGTTAGTATGAAAAAGCAAATGCTTAAACGTAAAGATGGAAGTGTTTCTCAAAGAGGACTTTGGGATAACTTGAGAAATAAAGCAGCTTATAATAAGAAAACTGGTGCTAAACCTAAAACTCCTACAAAAGTAATGTTGTCTCAGGAGAAAAAGATCAAAAATAAAGGAAAATGATATTAGCTATTAGTATTGAAAATAAACAAAAATACTTCTCTGAGAAACAAAAAGGAGGAGTTATTTACAAAATTACTAATGAGATAGATGGTAAGTTTTATATAGGAAGTACAAACAATCTAATAAAAAGGTATTACACCCATGTAAATCATATAAGAACTGGTAAGAATAGTTGTGTAAAACTAATCAGAGCAGTTAATAAGCACGGAGAGAAGAACTTTAAGTTTGAGATTGTTTGTGAATGTTCTACTGAAGAGATTCTTAAAACAGAACAAGAATATATTGACAATTTAAAACCGCACTATAATGTAGCTAAAATTGCTGGTAGTAATCTTGGAATAAAGAGAACTGAAGAAGTTAAACTCAAAAAGTCAGCTTCTCAGAAGGAAAAGTGGAAAGATGAAACTTATAGAACTAAACACTTAAACAACTTATCAAAGAATTGGAAATCTGGTTCTAATCATAAAATGGCTAAACTTACAGAAGAACAGGTTATTAAGATTAAGAAACAACTAGCAAATGGTCTTCTTCCTAAACAGGTTGCAGACAGTCTAAAAGTAAGTTATCACTCTGTGAAGGATATTCATAGAGGCAAAAGTTGGAAACACATTATAATATAAACTTAACATCAGAACTAACAAAGGATCTGGTAAGAAACCTACAGCTGCAATGCTGAAACAAGAACGTAAAATTAAATCTAAAACTAAGAAATAATGAAAACAATAAAAAAAGCTCAAACTGGAGCTAAGGTTAAAAAACCTACTACAGAAAAACCTAAAATAGCACCAAAAAAACCTAAGACTGTTTCTCAGAGAATTGGAGACACAACATTAAGAGATATTAAAAATGCTAGTGAAGATGGTCTTCAACTTGCTACACTTGGAGTTTATGGTAAAGTGAAAAAAGCTCTTGGAGGTGAATATAAATATAAAAAAATAGGAGAAAAAAAATATGGTGGTAAAGTTACCAAAGCTAAAAATGGTAAATCATTTCCTGATCTTAACAAAGATGGAAAGATTACAAAAGCAGACATCCTTAAAGGACGTGGTGTTATAGCTAAGAGAGGTGCTAGTATTAAGAAAGCACAGATGGGTAGTATAGTTAATAAAAAAGTTGGTAATTATGAACCAACAAAAGAAAATATAGATAGAGGCTTTAATAATAAAAGTATAAAATCTAAAGATAAAGATTATAAAGTAAAAGTTAAAGTAAAAAATGACGGATCAATTAAAGCTACTGAAAGAAGAACTTTGAAAGGGTTTTTAACAGGAGCTCCAAAAGCTGGAGGTAAACTTATGAAGTCTGGTGGATCAATGAAAAAATGTAGATATGGCTGCAAGTAAATCAATGACAGCTGGTAAAGCTAAGAAATCTGGTAAGACTAGAATGGCCCCTAAGGTAGCTCCTCCTAACCCTATCAATGGGAATTATATGAAGGAAGCTGGTGATCGAGGTACTAAAAGACCTTTGTTCAAAAGAAAACGTATATCAAAATAATAAAGCCCTCACTTAGAGGGCTTTTTTCATGATGTATATTGATTTGAATATACATTACCTTCTAATAACTTATACCTTATACCAAACTTATGTAATAAGTATGGGAGGCTAAGTTGGTCTTGAACAGACCATATACAATTGTGGTAAAACCATTCCTTCATTACATTGTGTTCTTTATTAGCTACAATGTCTTTAGAATATATGAATGTGCCACACTCAAATAGAACATTGTCTACCCACGTAACATCTTTAGAATAACTCTGTACCTGCTCTATCATTCTTTCTCCCTCATATCTGTCTAGAAGATATTGATTACCTGCATGCATTAAACTAACAACAAAGTCTAGTTCCTGTTTAACAGAATGTCTAGATGAATGTCTAAATAAACAAATATCTACACCATTTAGACATTGGTTAACCATTCTTTCTATGGCCAATGGATCTAAAATAGAGAATCCAGCATCCATCCATATGTAATAGTCATATCCTGGATGATCTTCCCAAACTACCATCTTAGGTATTTTACCACGTAGTCTAGGTGACATAGCTTTTGTTCTTGGAGATTCTGTTTTATCATCTATTCTATTGAATACAATCTCGTATCTATCAGACACTTGATCTACCCATTGAGAATATAATTCTCCACCAAATAAAGCTGTGCTTACTAATACTCTAATCATAATAATTATTTAAGTCCCATGTACCAACCATATGGACCAATGTTCTGTATTTTAAAACCATGGTGATGTAGTAGGAACATAGATGCATCTGTTAAAGACTTCCAATTTGGATTCATCCAATCATGAAAGCTTACAATTATCTGATCGATTTTTGAGAAGTCTTCACTATCCATTGAATGTAGTAATGGAAACTCTGCACCCTCTATATTCATTTTCAATATAGAAATGTCTGTGATGTTGTATTTAGCACAGAAGCTTTTCCAGCTAATAGAAGGAATCCATTCGTCAGAATCAGAAGTACCACTTGATATATGTGATGCATCTTTTTGGTATGTCATTTTGATTAAACCATCAAAACTACCAACCACTCCTTTGAACAACTCAGCACCATTTGGAACTTCATTCTCAAATGGATCAGCTCCAATCACTCTTTTCTTTCCAATGAATATTTCTGACCAGTTCCAATGAACACAGCCTAAATCTATTATACAACCATCATGAGCAAATGCTCTATCGTCAACTCTGGAATAGTTTTCTCCAGGAATAGTTTGAATTAAATTTCCCATTATTTGTTTATATAATCTTTTAGCATTTGTGCGTAGTCTTTATTCCAATGAGGATTAATATGAACATCACCTGTAGGAATCTTTCCTGTCTTTCTTAAACTTTCAATATACTCACTGTGTCTTTGTATGATGTTAGGTCTACCTGGAACATCAGTTCCTTGTCCTGATTGATGATAACCTCTACCTCCCCACATATAAAACCAAGAAGCTTCTGAATCAGGCATCTTTACATCCACTACATGTTGTCTACCTAGAGCATGTATCTTAGTAACTAATGTCATATCTCCTCCTGCATTCTCAATAGGACTCTTACCTATTTGCTCCCACACCTTTTTACTATATACAATTCCTGAATTACCAATACCTTTTATAGCTGTTATACTTGGTTCATTATAGAATACACCAGTTTCCCAATGGATAATGTTTGTATCTTCTTTCCAATGCTTTGCAATGTTAGATAGATGATTAGACATAGCTACATCATCATCATCCCAAACAGCAATAAGTTCTCCAGAACATCTCTCTATAGCGTAGTTTTCTTTATCTCCAATAGTGGAGAATGTTTCATCTAGATTAAAGATTTTTATCTCTGGATGATCATACACTAACTTCTGTAAAGGGTAGTCATTAACTATAATAAGTTCTTTCTTACCTGGATACTCCTGAATGAGGAAGCTTTGTATTGCTTCCTCAAGAGTATCTACTCTTCCATAAGTAATGCATTTTGCAGATATGAAAGGATATTTTTTATTTTCCATATTAGTAAATGTGTATTATGTTATTAAAACATTCTTTGCTTCCATTAAAATTTAATAATGGTATATATTTATTATTTTTATTCATGTTTTTTAATTTTATTTCTAAATTATATATAGTGTCTGAGTCTCCTTCAATAATTTTTAATACATTGTAATTATAAGGCATTTCTTTTTTAGTTTTAAATCTTAAACCAATAGGTACAAAAGTTCTTCCTATTTTATAAAATTTTTCTGTTTCATTATAACATTCTATAATATAAAGTTTAAATGATTCAAAATTTTTAGAAGTTTTACTATTTTTATACCAATTAGATTTTGTCCATCCTGTAGGATTATTTGAATGATAATTTGAAATATTTAATTTTTTACATATAGGACATCCTCTTCCATTTAAGTGAGAATTGGCTTCTTGATTAAATTTTCCATGAACGTTACATATAATTGTTATTTTTTTATTTGCAGATATATAATCAACTAAAGAGTAATTGTATTTAGAATTATGAATTTTATTAGCTTTATTTTTAAAATAATAATTTTTATCCAATGATGAATTTATAGATGGAGTAATTCCGTTTAGTAAATGTTGTTTTCTTATTTTACATTTTCCAAATTCATCTTCTATTATAACATTATTTCCAACTTCTTCTAAAATATTAATAGAAGAAGATGGAAATTTTTTCTTGTACTCTTTAACAAATTTAGAAAAAGAAACTAATCCCATATATGGACTATGTCAAATATAGAAACTAACATAACATCTTCAGTTTCTGATAAAGGTATGATTAATGTTTTATCTCTAAGAGCTGTAGGATCTACTAACACCTCAACCCCTACCTTCAAGTCTGGATCTGTGATAGCTGTTCCTACACTGTGCACTTTCAATCTACTCATTTTCTTAAGTAGTTCTTTCTGTAAAGCTTCTTTTGTATTCTCATCTACAATAAGCTTACTCTCTTCTTTCTTTGGCATCTCTAAATAGATGCGGTTTCCTAATAATTTAGCCATGGTTTTATTTTTTTGTTAATTCATTATATTGTTTTAAAAGATCTTCGATTTGTTTAAAATACTCATCGACAGGTTCTCCTTTTTTATAGCACTCATGAGCCAAAAATGCTCCTGACACTATTCCTAGTGTTACAGCTTCTAAAACTTTAGCATTAAAGTCTTTTTCTTCTGACATGATTATTTAATTTCGAATAGGTTAATAAATTTTTGTGCGTCATCAGCATTTAGTTCAATCTCTGATTGTACGGTTTCACGAACATTCTTGTATCCCTTAAACTTGTTAGTTTTAATATCAATGTCTGGTTGTTGTGTAACTCTTTCATTGAAGTCATCTAGAATGATGATAAGTCCACCTGCATCATTAGCTAATGTTCTAATGATTTTGTTAACGTTTAAAGAAGCTAAATACTCCTTGTCGCCAATCTT